GGTCATGATGATTGCAGTCGCCTCAACGCCATACTTCGTGAGCGATGCCGCATTGCCGAGAGTGACCGCTGCCCACTGAGCGAGAAGTTCCCGAACGACAGTGCGGCCAACCTCCATGAGCGCATAGTGGTAAGCAAAGTTCGCTTGCTCAACTTCTTTCTCCTCTGGCGTCATAGTCACTCCAGGTCAGGATCAGCGTTCTTCATGGTCTCGGGAGAGGAGTTCGGCGTTTGCCCCTTGACCGACGTTGGTCCAGGATTCATGAACGAAGCCAAGACCGACTCAGGGTTGTTCTCAACCTCATGACGCCAGTTCTCAAGCTCCGTGGCTGTAACACCAGGAATGCGGGACCAGAGGCCGACCTTCGGAACGCCGATCTCCTTGAGCTTCAAGAGAGCATCAGCGGACTTGGCGAAGCTCTCGCCCTCCATGTCACGCCAGACCGTCTCCATCCTGTCATCGGTCTTGTTGCCATCAATCTCGGCAGCGATGTTCATGTCCCGCTCCCAGCACTCACCGAACTGAGCCTTGAAGTTCTCCACCTTGCGGCGAAGAGCAATCTCAGCGGAAGCCATCGCCTCGGCGGACAGGTTCACGATGGAACCCATCATGTGAGTCGGAGGCGTCTGGGAGAGCATTGCCAGGTGACGAATGCTCATGTCGATAGAGGCGATATACCCATCAAGCGGCGTGCCCGAAAGGGAACCGAACTTGGCGTCAGGATCTTCAGCCATGAGGAATCGCTTAGTGGATAGCTGAACCTCTTCAGGAACAGGCCGTCCAGCCTCGTCGAGAACATCCACAATCGCCTCAATGACAGGCTTACCATCGGGGTGATACTGGATGTTCCCGTGCTCATCCTTGAGGTAGATCGCCTCCTTCTTGAGAGGCGGAGCCATGCCGGTAGACCAGCGGACCTCAAAGGAACCGTTGGTCTGGACCATGAGAAGATCGAAGATCGACTGATTGATTCGATCCTGCACGGGGATCATCGGCTCGATAACGCCCGTCGTGACGCCTTCCGCACTGATAGCGGCGGGGAAGCGGGTGACAGGGCACTCGGAGGCTCCATGCCTCTCCAGTCGCTCAACGCGGACCTGACGCTTGGAGGCATCGGCGAGATCGAACTTCACCGAATACTTCCACGTGTCATCCCACATCTCCGCCTCGCCCATCTCCCACTTGTCGGACTCGACCTCTTTGGGCCAGCGACGAACAGTGAGAGCTACGACCGGATCAATATCATTGACCGGATCTTCGTATAGGGCCGACGTGAGCATGGCGCTCAAGACGCGCGTGACACTCTTGCCTTTATGGCGAGCCTTCTTCGACCTCTCGGCAACCGTGAATCCATGCCCAAGCGAGAAAGACCCCTCATAGAGGGCATCCTGTCGCGCGTCAAGGCCGGAACGCTGCCAATGCTGCCACGCAAAGTTATCCGTTGCGTCCTGATCCGGGTCGTTGCCATAATTAAACCCATCGACGTACATCGCCTGAGCTGGCGTGCGCACCAGAAGGGGCATCCAGTTCGTTACGCAACGCTCGGCAAGGAGCCTGTACTCAGCATCGGCGCTCTCCGGGACGTAGGGTCCAGGGTGAGCGCCACGAAGGTAATCCTCCAGAACACGAAGCTTTGGCAGATCGTTACGCAACGTGTCAATAAGTTGGCTTGCAGCCTTGGCTGGATGCTCAACAACCATGCCAAATCCTTTCTTTCGTCTGGCGGGTTAGAAGAAGTAAGCTCGACCCGTTCGTTCCTTCAGCTCTCGACCACGAACCTGAATATCCCAGGCCGCCTCGTGGGCAAGCATGAAGGCCGCGTAAAGGTCAACCTTCTTCTGGCTCTCCCGGCTCTCTTTTGCGAACGAGACACCCCAACGGTTCTCTCTACGGCGAGCGTTGAGGACATGGGAGCGAAGCTTGATATTGCCGTCGTGCTTGATCTTGTGATCAAGGATTGCCGACAGCATCCTCTCGTGGGCTTGCGTGAGGCGAGCTTGATTGCCTCTCATGTCAAAGCCAATCGGGCTCCGCTCATTGACCTTGACGACGAGCTGGTGCTGATAGTCCTTGGTCCACTCCGCAATGTAAGACTCCCAGAGTGCAACGTCGGCGTAGAACGCTTGAACCTTGAACTGCTTGAACGCCCAGTGGACACGCTCATTGACCTCATCAGTGTCAACGGACCAGCCGGGCTCGTCCTTCTCATTCTCCCAGAGGCCAAGAACGAACACCGCTCGATCCCAGGGGCGGAATGCCACGAGGGCCGTTGCGTCATCCGTCTTGCCGCCATCGAAGCCAAGGGTGATCTTGTCTCCAGGAAGAAGCTCAAGGCTGTCGTCTTGGCAGTCCTTCCAGTCCTGCGAGGACACGAGCGCGTCGTCGTCAGCGAGGACTTGATTCAGCCACATGCGGCGAGAGCGAGCGATGGAGATCGAACGACGGCGGGCCGATGAAATGATGGCCGGGATCTGAGGCTCCAGCCATACTGAATCGCCAATCATGTTCCCCAGCGCGTAAGGTGCCAGTGGGCCAGCGAGAGGAGCACGAGCGTGACCCTCAACGCTGTCATACAGCATCGCCTCGCCGGGCAGGTAGGCCACGAGCGGATCTTCCGTGCCAGCGGCCTTCAGTGCATCCTCGTAGTCCTGACGATGCCCCTCGGCCACGGAATCTTCACCGGGCATGAAGGCGTTCGTGATGGCAAGCCAACGTGCGCTCTCGATCTTGGTAACGTTGTCCGAGATGACCTCCGCCATGCGGTGACCATCGTCACCGAGCCAGTGGTGGGTCTCGTTGAGGAGGCTAAAGGTGGTTCGCTTACCTTCAAGGGCACGCCAGTTCGAGGAGACCATCTCGATCTTCTGGCGACCGTTACCGGCACGAATGACCTCGGAAGCTGCGGAGCCCTTGATCCCGTAGTCTTTCCTCAGTTCGTCAGACATGAGGATCGGGAACATGCCGGAGGTGTTCTGGGTCTGCGCTACCGTAAACGCTGCCACCTGGACGATGGAGGAGTTCTCGGGTTTACCTACCGGATTCCCGTCTTCGTCCCAGTGGGAGAAGCGAGACGGGCCAATGAACTCAACGAGGCAAAGCACTGCGAGTAATGGGTCTTTGCCAAATCCCTTCATGCGTTGAAGGACGCCATTCCTGTAGAGAAACTTGCCGTCGTCGCCAACTGCATACCACCAGAGCACAAACCGAAGCTGCTCCAGGGTGAACCTGAACGGCTCCTCGGGGTTGCGGGGGGATTTGAGGTACTTCGTACACCAGCCCGCAACCTCCCATCCAAGCGTCTTCTCGGGAAGGTACCAAGAGCCGTCCTCCTGATGCTTCCAGGTAGGACCGATGAGCGTTGGTGTGATGATCTCCGCAAGGAGATCCGCCGTCAGCGTCTCTTTATTGGGATCGAATGCGATAGAACGCTTAAGTGCCTCGACCTCTTCCAGGGGAGACGCCTCCAGCAACTCCTCCATGTCTTGCCTGCCGTACTTCACGACCCCCTCCTCTCAGGGATGCGACGCACGACCGTTAAGCGTTGCCTGATCCTCTCAGCCGGTCTTGCGCTTCTTCTCAATTGACGTGACGTTAAGAGCGTTCTTGTAGTCCTCAACGGCCTGCTTCTCGACGGGATCTTCCTCCGGCTTGTCCGCCTCAAGCTCGATCCGCATACGACGACGCTCACCCTCGGAGAAGCCGAAGGAGGCGAGGTGCTGGTAGATCGTGCCGAGAAGCATTGCCGGAGGCGTGCCGTTCTTGCGCTTGGCTGCATCTAGATCCTCCAGGAGGCTGTAGATGAACGCCAAGTCAGAGTCTTGGTAGTACTCGAACATGCCGGAGTTGGGAAGGCTGTTCCAGATGCTCTTCACGCTGGGGTGCCACTTGTTCGGGCACTCGAACCATGTGACTTCCTTGAGTATTCCCTTGCGAATGCCAGTGAAGTTGGCTCGCTTCTTAACGTCACGCTCACGTGACAAGTCCTCTGTGCGATATGGGATCGGTCCGGGCATGACGCCCCCTTTCGGGTCGTTGGTTGATCAGTAGCGAGTTCAGGAAGGGGCCTGTAAGCCATTCTGAGGCGATAAGAGGGTCTTGTGAGGGAAGCTTACCCTCACGTCCCCTGAGGCTCTTGGAATGGCTTACAGGCCCTTCAGCGTCTCTCACTGCTAGTACCCAGTGGTACATGTGGTAGAAGCGCGAAGCGCTTGGTCACGTCAATCACTGGTGGGCAGCGAGAGGAAAAACCTCCAGACTTGAAGAGCCAGTCAAGGTTCAAGCACTGGAGGAAGCCTTACCTCACTGGAGCCACCGAGAGGAGGAGGTGACTGCAACAGCGAGGAAGGGATGTAGGGAGATCAAACCGGGGAGAGAGATCCGGGATCTTCTACCTACATCAAACTTTGAAACTCATAGTGGGATTTCCCACGGTGGAGGAAGTTCAGGACGACGAAGGGAACTAGACACTCTAGCCCTGTTTGCTCTTCTTGCTTCACTAGCCTCCCTCTGCGTCTTCACGTTGTGGTGATGATGACACAGTGACTGAAGAGCTTCCAGAGAGTGATCATCTCTAGAGAACTTATGATCTACTTCCGTTGCCTTCGATGAGCAAGGTTTCTCATCTTCCTCCCACTGGCAAATGTAACGATCTCGTTTCAGCACCTTGAGCCTGATCTTGCTCCACCCTGTGGGAAGAGACTCAGACCTTCTAGAGTCTTGCCATCGTCCAGACATCACCGAAGATCCTCTCTCCTCGTCGCGCGTCAACGTTAGTAACGTTACTGATGTAGAGTAGTGTATGTAATGTTAGTAATGTATGTAATGTAGAGTAGTGTAT